TGCAGATTTCTGAATTGAAGCTCTACGGCCACGGCAGCTCGCCGGCTCCCGCTCCAGCGCCACCCACTCCCACTCCTACTCCTGCTCCTGCACCACCGGCACCAGCGCCGCCAACACCACCCCCTACGCCAGTTCCGCCAACGCCGGCACCGGGGCTCCTCCCCTCGCCCGTAGGAATTACAGCAATAGATCTTGATGGTTTTACTGCTTCACCGGTGTTCGAGCAGGTGGGGAATGCGTTTGATAATGATCCCGTAACAAAGTATTTGAATATCGGAGGTAGCAACTCAGGTGTTCAGTTCTCGTATTCAACAGCAACCCGTCTTACAGCTTTCAGCTTGACCACGGCGAATGACATGCCCGGCAGGGATCCGGCCTCGTATCAGATCTATGGGCAGAGAAATGGATCCTGGGACCTGCTAATCGCAGGCGGGCTGCAGTTGCCTACTACGCGACACACAGAAGCTCCAGCCGTCTCCCTAGATGGTCTGTCCGCATTTACCACATACCGCCTGTTGTTTCCAACACTAAAGACAGCCGGCAACATGATGCAAATCGCCGACCTGAAGCTCTACGGCACCCAGGCCAGCCCCACCACAATGTCCGATCCAGCCACAAGCCCCCCGAGTACGGACTGGCTTGTATAGCGCAGCACCAACCCATTCACGAACAGTGCATAGACGCACCCACATCCGAATGCTATGCTTGCACCAAGTTCACCCGTCCCAAAATGCTCACGGCTATTCGTGACTTCTCGCGGTCGGTGAGCCGAGATGTGGAGCGTTTCTCGAAGGCTCTCCGCACAATCGAGCGTCTGCCCGCCCTCCTGGCAGAAAATCACACCGCCCTCTTACGTCACATGTCCGCCCTTACCCAAATCCTGTCCGGCGTCGAATTCCTCATCTCCGAGAACGCCTCCCTGAAGGCTGCCCTCGGTGAATCCGGCCTCGCCAACTCCGCTCTCCAAGCTGAACTGGCCGCCGCCGCTGAGCGCTTCCAGACCCTCGTGTCCGAGGAAGTCGCTGAAGACGAAATGGAAACCCGCATCCTTGGCCGCCTCGCCGAAGTGCTGCCCCAGCCCCCTGTCGCTGACGAGCCTGTCGCTGACGCAGACCCCGAGGCCTGATCCGCAGCCTGTTGACTGCACTGGGGGCCCCGCGCCCCCTTTTTGCTAGCTATTCGCACTTTGGTACAGCTCCATGCGTGACCCCGCTCCCATGCAGTTAACCCTTTACCAATCCTTTGAACTAGAAAGAATGTGCCGCACAGTAGATGAAACCAACGATATAGCCACCCTACGCAAACTATGCAAAGACACCCTCCGGGCCTGGCAAATGCAAAAAGCCGCCACAGCATGGGCCATGCGCCAAGGGCTGTAGCTGTTTAATATACTGAATATACAACATCTACGCACATGCGCACAATCAATCCCAACCCCATTGACGGTCTTCGCGAGCAGGAACGGATGGCTGTCGCTCTCCTGGCCCGGGGAAAAAACAACCGGGAGACCGCTACAGAACTTGGCATCGCAGAGCGCACTCTCTACACCTGGCGTCAAAAACCTACAGTACAACGTGCTATCTTCCTCCGACAACAGCAGATAATATCAGACAACGAAAGTCAAACTATAGAACTTCTACCCGAAGCTATCGACACCCTTAAAGCCATCATGCGGGACCCCCTCGCCCGTTCCTCCGATCGCATCGCTGCTTCTCGTGCCCTGATCAACGGTGCAGGCCGCTATCAAGAGACCCAGATGCTGAACCGCAAGCTGGCCAACCTCGAAGCCATGGTGGACCCCTTGACCGCTGAACTTCTCCCCGAGGACGAAGACAATCTCCCTTCATTCGAGCCCACCGATGAATGACCACTTCATCGCTGACTCAACTCGCCCGCCGCGCTGACAAGCTGCAGGCCGCAATCGAACGCCGCAAGGCCCAGGCCACCTCCTCCCCCGAGCCCGCTGTCAGCACCCTGCCCACCATCGACCGGTGGCCTGAATTCGCCCGACTCACCTGGATCACTACGAGCGGCACTGTCGCCCCGTTTGACCCGTATGACTTTCAAATAGACCTGATAAAGCAGATCTACTCCCATCAAAATGTTATTGTAAATAAATCCCGACAAGTTGGCGTCAGTGAAACTGTCGTCAACGCCTTAAGCTGCCGTGCTGCTACTGAACCAGGATACGTTGCTGTCGTATTTTCCAAAACTCAAGGTGACTCTTCTCAATTAGCTCGCCGCGCTAAGCGGATGCTTAACAGCATCCAAGGCCACGCATTCCGCTACGCAACAGACAGCGCCACGCTAATCAGCATCGTTGGCTTCGGCACTATCTACTTCCTACCCGGCAGCCCTCGCGCTGCTCGCGGTATCCCCTCTTGTTCAGACCTTTGGATCGACGAGGCTGCCTTCGTTGACGGCGCCGAGGAGATCTACCGCGCCGCCAGCCCCACGCTTTCCATGCTGGGCGAGAAAGGCCGGGTGATCGTCACCAGCACACCGGATACCGCCTCTGACTGGTACGGCTCCCTTTGGCACGCTGGTATTTTCCCTGATTGGCTGTCCTACGTCGAGCGTGCCCGTGATACCCCCGCCCAGGGCCCTGCTGTAATTGCAGAGCTCAACAGCCGCTTGGCGCAGTTACCAGACAAGTGGCTCCGCGTCGCAATTCACTATTCCCAGCATCCGGTCTACAACCTAGATCCCAACTGGGCGAAGAAAACCCGGGAGGATCGTCGTATCACCCAGTCCGCCTGGGCCACCGAGTACGAGCTTGCCTTCGGCGCCACCAACAGCCAGATCTACCCCTATGACCTGATCAGCCGTGGCGCCCGTGGCTCCTGGCGCGAATGCGGCTCGGTTAACCGTACATATGTACTAGCGATAGACCCCAACGCAGGCGGCAGTGACTATTTCGTAGGCTTGGTACTTGATATAACCAGTAAGCCTTATGAAGTCGTCAGCCTATACCGTGAAAACGGCCGCAGTACTGAGTACAGCCTGCGCAAGATCAAAGAGCTTATAGAAGACTACATCCCGCATCGCATCATCGTAGAGAAACAGGCCATGGGTGCAGTGATCGCCGAAGCGCTCCAAGGCATCGTCCCCGAGTACGCTATTGAGCTCTTCTCCACTTCCCAACCCAGCAAGATCACAGCCACCGATCGCATCCTGTTTCTACTGGAACATGACGACCTAATCTACCCCGAGGGGGTAATTGTGGACGAACTCCGCGCTTTCCAGCAGAAAGATCACGGAGTCCGTGCCGCTGCATCCGGTTTCAACGATGATGCTGTCATGGCGTTGGCTTTTGCCTGCAGTCTGATTCCAGAAACTCCAAATACTGCAGCGTTCTTTGCGAATATCTAAGTGCCTAGTGTAACTTCCTCTGCGCCCATTGCAAGTTCCTCTGTGTCCAGTGTAAGTTCCTCTGCGCCCAGTGTAACTTCGCAAAGTTACATTCCAGCGATAGGATGTAGCACATAGCGCACCAACATCGAGTGTCTGACTCGTCTGATATATTCCGGAATAACGAATCTGTAAGTCGTACAGATGGCGCGTTGGTGAACGTGCTAACCGGCATGGGGACTGCCTCTACCGATCGCAGCGTCGCCACAAGAGTTGCAAATGCTTCACTGCTTTCTCAGACAGAATTAGAAATACTGTATATAAACGGTATTCCCCGTCGCTACGTAGATAACATCGCAGATACAGTCCTGAGACACCCTGCAACAATTAAGCTAGGCGGGGACGACATCCCCAATGCTAACGATCTAATTGCTGATTTCGAATCATACATAAAAAACCTAGAATTTCGCCGCGCTTACGCTGAAGTTGTCAAGCTACAACGGCTGTACGGTGGTGCTCTCCTGGTACTGCTGATTGACGATGGCCTTCCGCCTGAAGAACCTGTTGACCCAACACGTATCCGCGCTGTTCGAGGCTTAGTCCCGCTGTCTCGTCATGAGGTGATCCCCGAGGACTTCACGATTATTGACTACAGCAAGCCCCAGTTCTACCGGATTTCCACTTCGCAGCGCATGTCGCCCGACCAAACCAGCAGATATGTCGATATACGCATACACGCATCCCGAGTGGCCCGCTTTGACGGGCTGTACCTCCCCTGGAATCTCCGAGTACGTAACGTCGGCTGGGGCCAATCTGTTCTGCAACTAATTTGGGACGCTTTCAAGCGCTACGAAAGCGGCATGATGGGTTTGGAAACAATGCTTACCGACGCAGATCTATTTGTACACAGCATCCCAGGACTCTTTAACCGTATTGCCGCTGGCAACGAATCAGACATCCGGAAGCGCCTAGAAGCCAATATCCTATCTCGCAGTATGTACAAAGGCATGGTCATTGACAAAGAAGAGACAGTTACATATCTCAACCGTGCTCTCAACAATATCTCTTCAGCCACAGACCCCTTCATCAAAGACTTACAAGCTGCCACTGGTTGGCCTTCTGCCATTCTCATGGGGGAATCCCCCGGTGGCCTGGGCAAAGAGGGTCGTTTTGAAGAGCGCCTCTGGGCTTCCCTGGTGGAGAACTGGCAAGAGCTCTACTGCATGTCAGCGGTCGAGCAGATCTTCTCCTACATCCTGGCCAGTAAAGAGGGCCCCACCCGAGGCCGCCCCCCAC